CTGCAGCAATCGGCTGAATAAATCTCCACGTCGGTACGAGGTCGTAGCGGTACGCCAAAGCACCGAAGACATACGCTAGGATGAAGAAGCACGCCGACGCCACGCCCGCCGGAACGCCCCGCACCCCGCGCGCCCAGTCGACCGCGCGGCGCAGGTTGTCGCTGAGGTCGAGCGCGCTCAGCAGTCCGTCTGCGACGTTGCTGTTGACGAGGGCGAGAATGACGCCCCCGGCGATGATCCAGGCGATAAGATCACTCATACAGCGTCCATCCTTTCTTACCGCGCACCCAACGCTCGACGAGGTAGGCTCCGTCTGGAGCCTCGCGCCCCGCCACGTAGCCCAACACCCCGTTCAGGTCGTAGATGACGAACGCCCCCGCCACGCGCACCGCAACATCACGCTTCGCGGCGCGTTCAAACCGACCGACCGCGTTCGCCCAATTCTCCAACTCTTGCTCCGGGATTTCTTCAATCTTCCACCACATTTCGAGGTTTCCTTTCTAGCGCTTTTGCTAACATTTGTACAACCGTCTCGTGGACATACCCCCACTTCAGACACACCGCCGCCAGATCGCGGTGCGGCTGCCGCAGACGCTTCGCGGCGGCGTGGAGGTCGGTGTAGACGGTCAGTACGTCCTCGTCAAGACGCCAGCACAACCCCAGATGCGCTTCTGCCGTCGCATCGGGATCGGTGTATGTTTCCCCGACCGCCGCGCTTTCGTTGAGCGCCGGAATGTGATACCGCAGAAAATATCTGATGTACGTCGGTCGGTACCCGACCGTCAGCATCAGTTCTGCGACCGCTTGCGCGTCGTTGCGCAGTTTGTGGCGCGTCCAGCGCAGCAGTCGCGTCTCGTTGCGCAGTTTGTGGCGCGTCCGGCGCAGCAGTCGCGTCTCGTCTCCATCAACGCCGCGCAGCCGCTCGGCGAAGAACGACATCGCGGCGCGCAGATCGTCGTTACGCAGATCGTTGTCACGCATCGTCGATCTCCTCACACAACCGACACAGAATGCGCGTTGACGGAACAACCCCGCGCTGCATCCACTCCAGCACCGCCCATCGGTCGCGTTCCTCAAGACAATCCAGCGCCCGCAGCGTCCGTGACGCCAGACGCAACGACGCGCCGCGCGCCGTATTGCTCAGCGCGTCGTTCCAGTGGCGGTTGATGAACTCGCCGAGCAGCGACGGCGCGCATTCGTTGTTCAAGAGATACTCCGCCAGCGCTTCCCGATCCGCCAACGCGCGCCGCAGCAGCGCCCGCGCCGCGTGGCGGTCGAGCGGCGCATCCGGCGGGAGATGTGCGTACCGGCGCACAAAGCGCTCTTCAGCGTCATTCATCCTTCCGCTCCTTCCCGACGAGTTCATCAAGCACGCGGCGCGGCATCATTACCCACTCCCGATCCACCCGCGCGCCGTTCTCCGTTCTGGTCGGCACATCGTCCCCGAACACCAAAACGAACAGCGGGATGCGCTCAAAGCGCGCCGCGCGGTCGATGGTCTGAAGCAGCGCGTCAAGCGTTGGTTTGGTCAACATCTTTCGCCTCGCTTTCACTTCTACCGCAAATCCCGGATTGTCGCCGACAAATCCATCAACGCCGAAGCGCGTGAGGTGTCCCACACGCCCCGTCGGCGTCAAAAGGCGGGCAAGCGACGGATCGCTCACCCGCCCGAACAGTGCTTGCAAGGCTTTGAGTGCTTCGCGCTCCTTTCTCTTCCAACGAGGTTCAGAACGGGACTTCTTCATCTTCTTCTTTCTTCCGGCTGCGCGTCTTACGGACGGGGGCGATGTGCACAATCTCAACCCACCCGGAGGGTTTCGTCTCCAGGGTGAGTTGATACTCGCGCCCAACGGCGTTCTGGACGAATTCCTCCGCATTCTGGAGTTGTTCGTCTGACATCACCGACACGCCGTACAACGCTGCCAGCGTCTTGTAGAGGTTCGAGACCTTCCCGTTTTTCGCCGGGTGATCGAGACGCGGCGGTTTCCGCACCCATCGCGACACGCGGAGCGGCGCGTCGAGTTCTGGGTCTACAACCTCGAACTCAAACACGAACACTTCTTCGTAGGTCGGTTCTGGGCTAAGCCTCGTCTCAAACGTCGGACGCTGACGCTCTTTGACGCCCAGAAACCGCCCGATATACGCGCCGTTCAGTTCCGGTCGTTCGCTTCGGCTTCCGTTGTGGATGAGTTCCTTGAACATATTCGGGTTCCTCTCCTTCCTTTCTTACTGCTTCGGTACAATCGCCTTAGTCCGCAGTATACACCAGAACACCCGTTTTGTCAATCGGCTCACACCGTTTTCGGAACGGACACCACCGGCACTCTTCCGTTCCCCACGCCGTCGCTTCTGCAATATACCCCTCCAGCGCCAGCGACTGAAGTCGCAGCGCCTTATACAGCAACGCTTCAGCGCGGGCGCGGTCGATCTCGAAGCGTAATTCCTCCATCTCGCCGGTGTCGCGGTTGACCAACAGCACCACGCCGGTCTGCGCCTCGACCAGCGCGGCGTAGACGCTGATCTGGTCAACGTACTCGTTCATCTTCGATCGCGTCGCCCACTCTTTCGCGCTGACGGTTTTGATGTCGATCACCGTCAGCGTGTTGTCGTCTTCGACCAGCAGCGCGTCGATCCGCCCGGAGATCGCGCCGCTCATCACTCGAACCTCTGTTTCCACACGCCCCGGAAACGCTTCCTTCAACAGTGCTTCTAAATGCGCGTGGATCGCGTCGCCCAGCAGCGCCGACGGGCTATCTGAGCGCGGCGCGTCCGGTTCGCAGCCCAGCAGCCCGAAGGTGATACGCCGGTCGCACGCGGAAATCTCGCTCGCGTACACCCGATCCCGCGCCGCGACCGGGCGACGCTTCGCGGCAACGACGCCGCGGATCGCGTCAACGAGCGGTTGTTTCTTCTGGATTTGGACGCCGAAAAAGGTGTTCATTTCAGTATTTCCTCCAGTTCTTTGAAATCGGATTTGCTTCAACCGCAGGCGGGCAGCGCACCATATACCGCTGCGCCGCGTTCATCATCACTTGTTCCAACCAGCGCTGCGCCTCCGCTTCTGAAAGCGTTTCCGGTACGATAGCAAGCGCCTCGTCGTAAATCGGCGCGACGATCATTCGTTCGATCCCCAACGTCGCCTCAACCCCGCCCTCGCGCGGCTCGGTGAGCCGGAAGGCGTCTAACATCGCTTGCGCCATAACGACCGCGTTGCCCCCTTGACAAGGGAAATTCATCGCCTGGCGCCGGATCGCACCGCGCTCGCGCCAGACGCGCCCCTCATCCGCGCGGCTCGTTGCGGGCTTCGGCAACGTAAACCAGCGGCGCAGACCGACGTAGGTCGAAACGTACCCGGCGGTTGATCCGTCGACGCGCCTGGCGCTCTGCTCAAACGGCGCGCGCCCGCAGTCGGCGAACCAACGGCTGAGCGTCGGGTACGCGGATTTGAAGTCTTTGAAGAATTGCTCGGCTTCACTCTGTTCGCAGTGCAACTTCTTCGCCAGCCCTACCGGGGTGCCGCCGTAGAAGTATAAGAACGCAACCACCTTTGCGACTTGTCGCGTCGTCTTCTTGTACGTCTTTCCGATCTTCTCCATCAACCCGCTTTCGATTACAAACCGCACCGTGCGCTGAGCGTCCCAGCCCGCCGGAATGATGTATCCCTCAACCGGCGTCTGCTGAAACGTCAACGTTGTCGGCTTCGGCTCCGCAACGTCGCCGCGCCGCAAGTGGAACATCAGCGCCGCGGTAACGCTGTGATTGTCGCCGCCCGCGCGGAACAGCGCCAAAAGCGCGGGGTCTTCTGACAAGTCCGCCGCGATGCGCTGCTCCATCGCAGCGTAGTCGGCGTTGACGAACACATACCCCTCCGGCGCGAGAAACGCGCTTCGGTAGTCCAGGTCGTCGCCCTCGCCGCGCGGGATGTTCAGAAGGTTCGGCTCCCCGCACGCGAACCTTCCGGTGTCCGCCCCGGCTATCTTGAGGTTCGGGTGCGCCCGTCCGGTCAGCGGGTGGATATGCGCCAGAAAGCCGCGTCCGTATGTGGTTGCACGCTTCTGCCAGTGCGACCAGGCGCGGTAGAGGTCGAAAAACCGACGCCGCTCCGGGTCGTCTTCGTATTCGCGTTCCGCCTCGCCCAACTCTTGCTTGTCAAGCGAGGCGATGTCAATCCCGCGCATTCTCGCCGTCGTCTTTACGAGTTCGCGCTTCGTCAAATCCTCCGGTTCGACGCCGAGGTACTCAGCAAACTCCTCCGCTGCGGCGCGCAGCCGCCGCTCCGCCTCGTCCGTCAGTTCGCTCCAGCGGACGGCGTCGATGCGCAGCCCGCAATACTCGACGGCGGCGGTCGGAACGGTGAGGCTGACGAACAGCCGCACCGCGTCCAACACGCCCAGCGCCTCAGCGCGCTGTTGCTGGCGGCGTTGGATCGGGAAAAGAACCTCAACGTCTTTGAGCGCGTATTCCACTTGCTCCGGCGTCGGCTCCAGCACGTGCGGGTTGCTGAACGTCTCCCGCACGCTCTTATCAAGCGTTTCTCCAACCCAGCGCTCGGCTACTGCTGCGAGCGAGTGCGGAACGTCGAGACCAAGCGTGATGACGCGGTCGGCAACCACCACATCCCACGCGACGCGCGGAAAAACGCCGACGGTGTGCAGCACAAACTGCACATCAAAGGTGAGGTTCGCGCCGACCAGCGGCACGCGCTCGAATATCAGGATAAAGATATCCAGCCCGACGCGCAGCGCGTTGAAGCAATAGGCGTCGCCGGACATCGTCGCGAATTGGACGAGGAAGATGCGCGAGGTGCGCGGGTCAAGCCCCGGGCGCACCGGGTCGTTGGCGTAGTCGCCGGTTTGGAGCAGCCGGGCGACGTGGCGCATCACCCACGCCGGAACAACCTCATCGTCAAGCGCTGCAAGCGCGTCCTCAAGATCGTGGATGCGCCGCGCCGAGGTCTTCCCGCCGCGCGGGGCGTCGTTGAGGAGGCGTTGCAGACGCTGCTTCTCGGCGAGGCGGTCAACCGGCGGCGGCAGCGGGTCGGGAAGGTCGTCGGGGTCGGGGTCAAACGTCAGACCCCACCGGTTTCGCTTGAGATAGTTGAAGTACGCCCGATACGCCGTTTTCGTCCGCTCTTTCGGATAGTGAAAGAGCGGCTGCGTCTCGATATCGAACGCGAGCGCTTCGCATTCGATCAGCGTCTGCACCGCGTCAAGCGCTTCTTCTCTGTCGTTGATGTACTTCCTCAACTTTCACCAACCTTTCTGAGATGTCGTATTCTCGATGCTTCCGCAGCGCCCCGCGCCGCGTGCGCAGCCAGCGAACGCTTGAGGGCGTGCGCAGCACATCGAATACTGCCAGTCCGTCGGTGAAGAGAATAGCAGCATAGACGGGGATTGTCAAGCGCTTTGCCGCGTCGACGACGGATTGCGGAATAATCGTCGTCGGGTACGTATCGGATCGAATCGACCGACGCTTGACCTCCAGCGCGGCGATCGGTCGCGCGTCGTCAACGATCAGAAAATCCAGCGGCGCGTAGGCGTCCAGCCGCACCAGCGTCAGATCGAGACGATGCGGGTAGAGCAGCAGCGCCGCCGTCTGCGCGATCAGGCGTTCGTAGGGAAGTCCGTATGCGGCTTGTTCGTCAAACGATTTCATTGAACGCTACAACTCAAGCCGCTCCAGATACGCAGAGTAAACGTCGTCACACCGGACTTCTTCAAACGAACCGTACCGCCGCAAGCGGGCGCGTATGTAATCCTTCACTTGAACGTATTCTACGTCGTACACAATAACTCCGCCCTCCTCCACCTCGTACACCGCAACGAGTTTATCCGGACGCTCGTCGTCGCCCAGATCAATCGTCATCCCCAGCAACCGCACCCGTGCGGTTACGATCTCGCAGTGCGTCTCGTCAGATGCGCCCGACGCGAACGTTATATCGATGTATCTCGCCATACGCGCCCCCTAGTGTACAGCAGCAGCCGTCACAACGCCGGACTTTCTTTTATTTATATGATGTGTTGTGACAGGCGTTCCGAGAAACTCATACACCGGCGCGGTTCGCTCTTGATGTCGCTTGCGGATGCCGGTGGTGCGTAGCCGCGCCCGCTCGATGTTGACCAGCCGGTAGACGCGCACCCGCTTCCCGCCGTCTACCCGCTGCTGTTTCCCTTCGATGCCGACGCCGATCCTCTGGAACAGTGCGCTGATAAACGACATCGGCTTCTGTCGGAAGTCGTTGCGCACTCTGATCCCCAGCGAGGCGTGGATCAACAACCGGTTGCGCTCGACGAGATCGACAAACTCTTCGGTGATTGCAATTTCTGCACCTTCTTCAATCCGCAATTTCAGCGCGGCAAGCAGCATATTGAACCAAATCGCAAACAGCGCGAATCGGTTGCGATCTGCACTGAACCGCCGCGTCGCCTCTATTTCATCCAGCGCTTTTGCAACCTCTGCATCTTCCACCGCCGCGAAGCGCTGCGCCGCGCCGTATGCGCCGCGCTCGTCGTCGAGCACCAGATCGGCGTCAACGTCGATGCCGTACCTCTCCTCCAATTCGACCTTCCGTTCTGCGTCGCGCTTCTCTTCCGCCGTCTTCGCGTCATCAGGCGCGGGCGCGTTGGCGATCCGTTCGGCGCGCTCGCGTTCCTTCGCCTCGCGCTGTTCGCGCAGCGCTTTCGCCAGTTCGCGGCGGCGGTCGGTCGGCAGGTTCGGCTTGTCGCGGTCGTCCCAGACCTCAACGCCTTCCGCCGCATACGCGCCGACGAAATTGTTGAAGAAGTCGTTCTTCTGCGCTGCGGTCTTCGCTTTGACAACGCAGTACAGATCGAGATACACGCGATCCCACTCCGTCGCCGGTTCCGGCGCGCCGTTCGCGCGTGAAATGCGGAAGTCATCTTCCAGTTCGCGTAGTTTCGCCAGATCGCGGTACGCCTCCGGCGATGTCGGTTCGTTCATTCGCTTGGTCTCAACGTACACGTTGATCTCGCGCTCAAGCGGGTTGCGGATGCGCCCCAACTGCTGGCGGAAATCGTCTACGTCGCCGACGCCGACGCCGTTTCTGGCGATGCCGAACAACGCAAATCCCTCTATGTCAATTGAGACGCCGGTGCCGACGGACGGCGAATAAATGAATACATCAACGTCTTTCAGAATATCGTTGATGCGCTCAAGCGTCTCGTTGTTGTTCTCGCTCGTTTCCGCCGTAATCTTCAATATCCGCGCGTCCGGCAAAACCTGACGATAGAACAGTTCGGCGCGGTCGGCGTCGGCGCGCGTGTTGCACGCAAGCGCGATTTTCCACGCATTGGTTTCGTACCACTCCAGCGACTTCTGGAGTACGTCTTCCGGCGACGGCAGCAGTACGAGATGATCTATCATACGGTGGACATACTCATTTTCGACGTAGGCTATCTTCGGGTTAGGAAATGCAGACTGAATGAACGTCAGCGTCGCTTCGCCAACATCGGCGTCGGCGAGAATGATCAGCCGCGCCTTGCGGAGATGCTCCATCAGCGCCCCGACTGCACTGACTTTCCGGCTTTTCAGGTTGCGGTCGTTGACGATTGCTTTCAGCACCTGCTCGATCTCGTCGATGATCACGAGATCGTAGGGCGCGTCTGTTTCGATTTTGTCGAGACTGTGGATGGTGGTGGCGACGCGCGGTGCGTTGGTAATCCAGCGCCCGTCCTCGTAATACGGGGTAAGATTCAGCCGCGCCGCGCTCTGGCGCACCAGCGAGACTCGGTGCCCCACCGACAACACGCGCGGGTAGCACTTCGCGGCTTCTGCCAGCCACTGCGTCTTTCCGGTTCCCTTGGGCGACTTGATGACGACGATATTCGGATAATCGTCGTCCGGGTCAATCTCGATATCCAGATAACGCTGATTGATCTTCATCGCGTCGGGCAGCTCCGGCGAGACGACGTATCCGCCGCGTACGCCGGGGATCGTTCCTTCGAACCCGTGTTCGCGGGCGAGGTTGATCAACACCCCGATGTTGCTCTCGACGTGATCGGGCTTCCGGTGCTTCTCCCAGTCGTATGTCCAGCGATCCAGGATTTCAGTCGCAACGTCTTCCGACAACGCCGACTGGATAGCCCAGACCGCCGCCAGCCACATATTGTACTCCAGACCGTCGCCGGGGATGTAGCGCAGCAACGTCTCGATTGTCTCGCGCGTCGCTGCGCCGCCGACGCGCCGGGGCGTGAGGAGCGGACGGCGGGCGAACGCGGCGAAATCGGCGAGGTCGTAGTAGCGGTCGCTGTTGCGGATGATGGTGACGGGCTTCTTCTGCGGTCGCTGCTTCCAGTTGTACGATCCGATCACGCGAATCGACCGCGCGGCGTCGCCGGTGTTGTCCAACGTCCAGCCGCAGCGCGCGGCGGTGATGCGCAGTTGCGCCTCGACGCCCGCCTGGACCGGGGCGACGTAGTTGACCCACTGCGGTTCGCGCAGAACCCACATCGGCATCAGACCGTTGCCGGTGTGGACGACGAGCGTCGGTTCCGGCAAGCCGCTCTCCTCCAGCAGCCGGAGTGCGTCGTCTTTTGACGCGGGGAGCGTATCCTTCGCGTGCGCGTCGGAACGGATGTCGATGTCGGCGGTGATGACGCGCTGGTAGTAGGCGATTTCGGCGGTTCCCGATGAGCCGCGATCCGGCTTTATAAACTGGGAAGCGCGTTTGATGTAGATGTCGTATGCGAGATGACGCTCGATATGCTTGACGATCTCGGCGCGCTGCGAGAGGTTGAACGTCTTGCAGTCAAAGCGACCGTCCGCGCGCTTGACGCTGACGGTCGTATAGGCGGCGGTATCGTCACCGTAGAGCAAGTCGAGGTAATCTGTAAATGAGATGGACATAGGCTCCTTTCTCCTCGTCTAAATCGGCGTCTACTACGCCGGTCGTTAGCCTAGCACACAAGTTCCGGTCTGTCAAGGGCTTTCGGAGGGGATTTCGGTTGAGATTCGGCTCTTGACAAACGGCGTGGTGTGTGGTAGAGTATGGGTGTGACAATTATCTATTATAAGAAGGAGGCTACTGATGATCACTTCAACCAAAATCAAACGACTGGAAGGTAAAGAGTTGGTGCACATTGACTCGCTGTGTGAGACTACGCCGGCGACGAATAAGTACCTACAGCGCACGCTTCACTATATGATGCTCGTCGGGACGCACATCCCGGACGAGTATCAGATTCAGTCGGGGGCGCTGACGACGCTGCTGTTGAAAGAACCGACGGTTCTGGACATCGAAGTTTGGCAGCCCGACAGCGGCGAATGGCTTGCCGACGCGACGGTAGAGACCGCGCGCGGGCATCGCCTGTGTCGCGGTGAGGGAAAGACGCCGGTTGAGGCGCTCAACAATCTCGTTGTTGATGTCCAGCGTTCCTAGTCCGCGCTTCCTCCCCGCCTTCTGCGCTCCGCACCAAATGCGGGGCGCTTTTCTTTTCCCTCTTGACAACCCCGCGAAAGCGGGGTATACTGTCGGTGTAACCGTTTTATCCAGAAAGGAGACCGCTTATGCTCAAATCAATCAAGATTAGCCGCTACGACGACACCCCCGGCGCGGTGTTCGTCATATCGCACAACCCAATCAATCCCTTGCCGGAGAAACTCTTTCTGCGATTTATCGATCACAAAGTACTAGTCGATACGCACATCCCCGAACAGTATCAGTTGCTGTGCGGTGCGTTGGTTACGACGCTTCTCGACAACCCGAATATCATCAACATCGAACTCTGGCAAACCAACGCGGGTTTTTGGTTTGCCGACGTTTTCGTTGAGCGTGAAGGACAAAAAGTATTTCGGCGGGGTGAGGGCAGCACGCCGGATGAGGCGCTCAACTACCTCATCCTCAACATTCAGCGTTTCTAAACCACTCGCCGACCGCGCCTCAGGGAGCAACCGGGGCGCTTCTCTTTTTCCTCGCCCGTCGCCCTCGCTCGATGCGCGTCACCAGCAGCACCAACACCGCCGTCGCCGCGACTTGCGCCGCGTCGGGGTGAACGAACGCGAGTGCGAACGCGCTGACCGGCAGCAGTATATCGAGTTTCATTTCCGCCTCCGCTCCACAAACCAAGCGATCTTATCGATCAGCGCCGGCAGCAGCGTCGGCGCAACGACGCCCGCGATGAACGGGACGTAGCCGGAATAGCCGACCAGCGTCCCCGCCCCCGCGCCGACCAGCACGCGCCCCAACGCGCCCAACTCGACGCTGTGTTGCTCCGCGTCGTAACGCGGCAGCAGCACCACGCCCTCTTTGTCTGCGAGATACGCCGTCGCCGCGCCGATTGCGCCGAAAACCGCGTTCCAGAGATAATCAGTTGCGGTCAGCCCGACGTGCCCCGCTGCCAACAGTTGAAAGATTTCAATGATGTCCATCTCGTTGCTCCTCTCTCTGCCAACGCCGAACGAGCGCCACAACGAAATCCGCGTAGCGTTCCGGGTTGTTGCCGTCCGCAGACGGCGCGTAGCGCGGCAGTATCTGACGCAAGCGGCACAATCCGCGGCGCTTGCAGTAGTGCTCTTTGAGCAGTTCGCACCAGTCGTTGAGACCGTCTACCCAGCGCGCGTACACCGCAAACGGATGCTGTGTCTGCCCGATCATCCGCTTGCCGCGCCGGAGATTGCCCCAATTGCGCGTGCGTACCGCAACGCCGCGCAGCCCGTAACTGCTTTCCTTCGCGAAGAACGCCAGCGCGATGCCGCGATCCGCGCCCCAGTCGTCGAGCGCCGCCAGCAGCGTCTCGGTCTCGACGAACGCCGGGCTGCGCGCGCTGCGCAGCACGCGGCGGAACGTCGCGGCGCTGATGCTGTGCGGTGCGAAGATAAGCGGATTATCGTCAATCATCACTGCCTCCCCCGCAGTGCGGACTAAACCAAATGCACTCTCGATCCTTATGCTGTCCGATACCGCTGCGTTTCCAGAAAAACCGCCGCCACCCAGACGGGAACAGCGCGTCGCTTTCTGCGTCGTTGTAGCCGCAGACCGCGATGCGCAGTCGGGGATTGTCGCCGTTGGCGACTGCCCAACGCGCCGCGCGCTGCCAGACATCCGCGGCGTCGCTGTCGTAGTCGAAGTCACGCAGGTGGCGCGGGTAGGGCGGGTCGAGCAGAATACCGGCAACGCCGAGTTCGGGGCGGGTCGCTTTCGCGGCGACAACCTCGAAGTCGTTCCACCACACCTGAACGTTGCGCAGTCGCTCAGAAAGAGCGGCGACGTACTCGGAAACGCGGCGTTCTTTGACGAGTCGGGCGAGGAGCCGAGGTGTGGATGTCAGACTGCCGCGTATTCGCCCTTCCCCGCGTTCGTAGATGAGCCGCCCGTCGCGCACCGACCACCCGCCGGGCTTGGTGAGCGACGGGTCTAACTTATACGCCATCACATACGCCCACCGCGCCGCGAGAACCGGATCGTAGTAGTCCGGATCGCCGCCCAGCCGGGCGACGAGTTCCGGCAATCTGTCTTTAGTGTAGTGGTGATACGCGATCAACTCCAGTTCGGCGCGCGGGAAGTCGAGATGCCGCGCAACCTCGTCCGGCGCGTACTTGACCGCGCGCAGATAGTTGACAACGTAGCCGTCCAGATCGTTGACGATCTCGTATTTGGTCGGCGGTGACGCGAGGATCCAACTCGACGATCCGGTAAACGCATCGATGCGCGTGGTGATCTCTCCGAACCGCCGGTTGATCTCCGGCGCGATGGTGTATTTGCCGCCGATGTACGGAAAGAGTTGACGCGGCATAAGACGCCCTCCCTCATCTCAGCACCGTCACGAAATCATCGGGGTTGAACGAGACGGTGTACGTTGTTCGTTCGCGCGTTATCACCCGCGATGTGATTTTCGCGTTGCGGAAATACCCCGGCACGATCACGTAGTCGCTGACATCCGCCGCCCAGTTCGGCACCGTTACTCCTTCGCGTGTCATCAACTCGTACCGCGAGTTATCCAGTTCGACCGTCAGCGGCGCGATCTGGCGATCCAGCGCGACCGCCGCCTCGTTGCGACGCGCTTCCGCAATCGCTTTGCTGCCGTACTCGCCGACGCTTGCGAGACGCCGGGCGAGTTGACGACGCGATTCGAGCGACGCGACAGATGTCGTTGCGGTTAGATGATCCGTCCAATAACCGCGGTACTGCCCGTAGACGCGGTTCGGCGCTTTGGAAATATCAACGACGCGTGTCGCTTCCGGAAAGCGCCACACCAGCGTACTGTCTGCGCGAAAGTCAATCGTCGGTCGCGGTCGGTCGCGCAAGAAGCGCTTGTGGTAATATCTGACTTGTACGAAATCATCATTATTCTGTTCAACAATTTCGCGTAAATTTGCGTCCGTTTTTTCGATCATAATACCTGCAAATTCCGGTAAAAACACATCACAACACCCGCCGCGTTCTATCAACGCTGACGAGAGTAGCGAAGAATTGATACCCCCGAACGCTGGGTTATTGATCATTGCGTGAAACGTAACTGATGTCGTACCGGCAACTATTTCGTTTCCAGCCGCCCGTATGCCAACTACCCAACCGACACAGTTTGACGATGGAACATTTCCGTTGACACTTATTCCGGTAAACGTCCCCAATGTCAGCGTATATGCGTTTGGTTGCGGTATCGCCGTCACCGGCGCAACCCAAACACCGTCCGCTAGCCCAGTTGAAACCGCTGAAAATATACTTATATTCTCACTGGTTGAAATTTTTCCGTAACGCTCTGGTTGATCGTATAAATACACGAGAAAAAAGAGCGTTGTGTTTGTGATCGTAAATGTTTTCTTCGTCCTTATTTGTACGCGTGGGGTGCCACCGGTCGCAACAACCTCATACTCCCACAAATCCCCGCGCGAATCGTAGCCGCTTCCCGTCATAAACCCAGTACCAACGGGTTGCCAGCGCGTCATATCGAACATATTCTGTACCACCGAGATGCGCGCATCACGCTGGAGCGCGCCGAACCCCAGCGCGTGCCAGGTGATGTTACCGTCCTTCGCTTCCTCGATGCGCTCGATCTGCCCGCGCCAGACGGTGCGTGAGAGTTGCGTGCAGTAGACGATCAACTCATCGCCGATCTGCGTCATCACGCCGGAGCGCGCGTAGCCCGGCGGTAAAGTCACGCGCCCGCGCTCGTCGCCGTCGTCTGAGGTTGAGAACTCGTAGTCCGCGACGGTGAGCGGGACGGGGAATTGCTGATGCGGTCTGGTGATTGCAACAAGCATATCTTCCTCACGCAAACGATGCAGGCTCTACACGGTACGAGCGGATAGTCAAACCGGCGGACGCGTTGGTAAGTATCGTCGTCATCATCCCGACGAACACCGCGATGTAACGACTTGAGATCCATCCCGGCGCGCCGTAGATCGTTCCGGATGGATCAACGCGCAACGGACGAAACGACGCGCTTTGGCGGTCGAGGATGTGGAAATACGTGATCGGCGGCGTCCCGATGATGTTCCAGACAGAAACACCATCGATCGGGAGTAGAATGAGCGGCATCACCAACGTCCCCGTCGGTACATTCTGAATGTCGAGCGTCACCGTGATCGGATCGTCTCCACGGACGAACAGCGCGGGAGCGTACCACGAGCGATCCCCCGTTATCGTTTCGGCGATCTGCGGCTGTCCGCTCCAACTGACGAGGTAGCGCGCGTTTGACGAAGGCGTAGACGGACAGAAAATCTCGATGAACAGGCGATATACGTCGTGCGGAAAACCGGTCGTGATGGTGTACGTGATCGTTCCGCTTGTCGCCGAAACGAAATACGCGCGCGTCAGCGTCTGCCAGCCCGCGTTCCAACTCTGATTCTGCATTGTGATCCCGCTCGTGACCGTCGCGGGACTGATTGCTTGAATGCGACTCGTCCCCGTCGCGCTTTCCAACTCCTCAACTGCGATCAGTGCGTTGTAAAGCCCGGGCATATTTACAATCGAGGTGCATATGAGATCGTTTTTGTAGAGATACGCATCGCTTGTTCCCGTCAGCGTGACGAGACGGCGCTCATACGGCGCTAACGCCGAAATCGTTGTCGCTGTAAACGGATAGTTGAGGAACGGATTGATGAGCGTCCCCGCCACCCGCACCCGCGCGATCACGCCCGTCGCGGTCGCCTCGACGCCGAGCAACGTCACGCTGCCGTCGCGCAGATACGACCGTAGCGTTGTGCCGCCGGTTGCATCTTCCGCTACGACCAACACGCCGCCCGCGACCGCAAGACGCCCGTCTTGCCGTCGCTGCGCGGAACTGTGCAGTTCGCGCGCGAGCGCGTTCACTGCGTCCAACGCTTGCTGGCGCGTTGCGCGGCTAAACGCGATCTCGACTGCAAACGGTTGCGGGTCGTTGAGACTATTCGCGCGAAACCCGATGCCGGGTGCGTCCTGGTTGTTCGCATCAACGACGATATTTGTATTGCTGTCGAAGACCAACGTCCCGATCTGCCGTATCCGCATTTATATCCTCCCGAACCGCGCTAACCGCGTGAGGTTATCGATCTCGCTGCGCACCAGCATCGCTACCCGGCGCTCGTCCATCCCCGGCGCGGCGTTGACGGTGATGCCGCCGACGTTGACCGTCGCCGACGCCGGTTGTGCGGTCACCGCGTCGCGGGTGAGGAGCGGCAGCGGGGCAAGCCCTTCCGTCAGCCCGCGCAGAATGCCTTCGGCGAGCGGTACGCCGACCTCGCGCGCCGCGACGCGCGACGGCGAGCGGATGCCGAGCGCCGCTTTTGCTGCGTCCAGCGCCGCCTTCGCCGCGTCTGCCGCCGCCTGCGCCAACCCGCGCGCCGCGCTCTCCACGCCGCTGCGTATTCCGTCGATTAGCGCCGCGCCGAGCGACGCCGCGCCCGCAATCGCGTGACGGAACGCCTCTTCGAGACGCGGGTACAGCGACTGAAACAGCAACGAAAGCGTGTTCATCAGATGTTCAGCAGATGTGCGTATCCCGTTCCACAGCGCTTCCGCGACGCGCTTGATCGCCCCCCACGCCGCGCTCCAGTCGCCGCGCAGCGCCGCAGTCCCCGCCTCGAACAGCCCGCGCAACACTGCAAGCGCGGTTTCGGTCAGCGTCTTGACCTGGTTCCACGCGAACCGCGCGACTGTAGTGATCTCAGTTCCGAAATTGCGCCACACCCACTGCGCCGCCGCGACCAGCGCTTCAATTGCCGCTTGAACGAACTGTGCGGCAGCGATGACGACGCTCATCACCCCGTCCCACGTCCGTTTCGCAAACGCGAGAATGTCAGCACCGTGCGCGTTCCAGATTTGCGCCGCCAGCGCAGTCGCAAACTGCACCGCTTGCTGCACTGCCGCAAGCGCGGTCTGCACCGTAGACTGCACTGCGCTCCACGCCGTTTGCGCAGACGGCGCAAGTGCGGCGCTCAGCGCGTCCCACGCTGCAAAGATCGCGCCCGCTGCAACGGCGACCGTCTGCTGCACGCTGCCGGTCGTCACCCCAACCAGCCCGATCTGCGCCGCGAGCGCTGCGACGGGATCGGCGGCGCTGAGGATGCCGGACGCCCAAGCGGTGAACGTATTGACGCCTTCCGCCGCCGCAGCGACGAGTTGCGTGAGATGCGGCAACAGCGCGCTGCCGACGGTGATTTGCAGCGTTTCGACGGCGGCGTTGAACTGGTCAAGCGTGAACTTATACCCTTGCTGCATTATCGCCGCCGCTTGCGCCGCGCCGCCCGCGTCCTTCATCGCCTGCCCCATCTCGTTGAACCCCTCTGCGCCGGCTCCGGCGATTGCAGCAGCGGCGCGGATTGCGTCGGTTCCGAAGATGGTGTTCAATGCGAGAAATTTCTGCTCCTCGCTGAGGTTTTTCGTTGCGTCGTGCAACAACCGCGCCGCCGCCTCCATCCCGATAAACTCGCCTTTCGCGTCGAAAAATCGCGACTTCCCGTCTTCCGTCGCCAGCCCTAACTCGACCATCATCCGCGTTGCGTCTTTTGTCGTCGGGATCAGGCGCTGAAGGAACGTTTTGAGCGACGTTCCGGCGTCGGCAGCGCTGCTGAACGAGGGCGCGATCAGCGCCATCGTCTGGACGGTTTCTTGAAACGACAACCCGGCGACTTTCGCGCTTCCGCCGACGTTAGCCAACCCCAACGCGAGTTCTTCAACGTCCACCGTACTCGCGTTCGCCGCAGACGCGAGAAGGTCGGCGACGTTCGCGGCGGTCACGCCGGTCTCGCCCCAGACGCCTAACTGCTTCGCAACGATTGTGGCGGCGTTGGCGAGGTTGAGTTGCGCGGCTGCGGCAAGCGCCAGCGTCGCATCCGTCGCACCGCCCAGCACATCTTTGACGTTGACGCCGCCTTTCACAAGTTCCGTCATTGCGTCCAACGCCTGCTGTGCGCTGAACTGCGTTGACGACCCCAACTCAAGCGCTTTCGTTTTTACGTCGTCAAACGACAACCCGGCTTTCGTCAGCGAGTCGCCCGCCACCGCCTGGAACTTGAAGAGTGCGCTCTCGAAGTTCGCGGCAACGTCGATACTCGAACGCAGTTGATCTCCAAGTGCAGCAATCCCCGTCGCCGCCAGATTGACCGCAGCCGCGCCGATCTGCCGCAGCGCGCCAACGGCGACTTGCTCCAGCGCCCCGAACGCGCCGCGTTGGGCGTCCGCGGCTTGTCCGACGCCGCGAACGTTCTGGGCGACGCGCTCCAGCACGCCGCTTGCTGCGTCAACTGCGCTCAGTTTGATGACGACATCGCTCATCGCCGTTTCCGTTGATGCGCCGCGACCAGCGCTTGATGCCGCCGCTCCGCGCGCAGCGCCGCAAGATGCTGCGCGACGCGCCGGAGCGGTTGACGGTCAAGCGCGTCGGGCGGGCAGTGGTAGATGTCTCTGCACAACACCAATTCTGTGTACGCGGCGGGCAGCGGCGCGAGGTCGAGCAGACCTAACGCCGTCGCCCGCGCTACTCGTTTCCCTCTTCGGCGACGCTGTCAAAAATCTTTTTGAGCAGCAGCGCCGCCGCCGCATACGGTTCGTTGAGGATGTCCTCGCCGTATGCTTTGATCAGCAGCGTCGCGGCGACCGGCGGGAACGCAATTTTGCGCTCACTCGCGTCGAGAAACTCGTGATACTCGCCGAGGGTGATCTCGCCGACCGCCGGGGTCAGCCCCGCCACCCGCGACCGTACCGCCTCGTCCGGCTCGAAAATCTGCGGCAGCACCCGCTCGTAGACGCGCTTCAGCGCCTTCAGCGGGAGCCGATCCGCTTGCGTGCCGATTGCTTTGCGCACCAGCCGTGCTACGACCGGCGCGGTCAACTCGTTGTTGAGTACGCTTGCCGCCTCGCGGATCGTCAGCGCGCTGCGGTCGACGCGAAGCGCTTCGGTGTCGTAAATCTCTGCCGGTTTGTCCATAATACCCTCCTACTTATGACGCCGGGTTGAGGTTGGTCGGGTTTGATCCAAGCGTGTACTGCCGCAACGACGGCGTTCGCACCGTCACCATTGCGACGTAGGGTTCCGCGTCGCTCGGATCGAGCGCGCTCAGCGTCACGCCGGTAATCACCCCCAGCCCGAACGACGTTCCGCCGTCGTTGCTCGTCGCATACGCGCGGGCGCTGTCGACCAACCCGCGCGGCGACCAGCGTACGCCGAGCGTCGGCGTGGCGCTCCGGAACCGATCAACGATCGTGTTCGCAGCGGAACCGGACGCCTCGCTGTAGAGAAACGTCAGCGTCAGTTCGACCGGCTCTTGTTTACCGATTGTTACCGTCGCGTAGTCGCTGCTCCCGCCGACGTACGCCTCCCCGCTGGGGCGGCTCAGTTCAACGTCGTCTATCTTCACCGTTGCATTAGATACTGCCGTCCAGGTTGTAGCATCGGTCGAGATTTCGACCGCATAATTTCCGGCGTACAGTCCGGCAATAACTCCAGAGTGCGACATTCGTACCCTCCTAACTCGACGGCGCGCGTACGAGATGTGCAAAGCGCGTCGTCATCGCAACGCCCTCATACGCCCGCTCGCCGTATCTGATAACGTCTATTATCCCGCTGACGTTGAGCAACTGCACATCGCCGCGCGTGAGCCACGCGAACCGCAGGTGCGCAACGTAGTCTTCGATGTAGTCAACCAGCGCAGCCGCCGTATCCGCGACGCCGCGCCCCATTCCGACATCGCGCACGAGTAGGAGATCGTCGATCTCCCACACCGCCCGCGTTGCGCGCGTCGGAGTGTAGACGCCGCCTTCGACCAACCGCAGCCCGCCGAGCGCCGGAATAATCCGCACCGGCAACTGCGCGGCGTCTGACCAGTTCGGCTGTGACGCGAGGCGCTGAACGGGAACGACGGCGCTGTTGTACTGCACCGCCAGCCCCGCCAGCAACTCGATAATGTCGGTGACCGCACTAGACGACATCGCGGTAGCGCTCCAGTATCAACCGCACATCGTCCGGCAGCGCTGACGGCAGCAGCACCAGCCCGCCGTCGGCGACCGTCGGGCGATCCGGGTCGTTCGCGGTTCCCCGCTGCCGGTACAGCCACGCCGCCAGCCGGATCGTTGCGTGCACAATATCCGCGGGCGGGGCGATGCTGTAGCCCCACCGCGCGGTGATCGTCGCCTGCTGCGACGCGCCGCACCAGCGCCGGTCACGCCGCGCCAGCACCGTATACGGCGCGTCGGGCGGGTGCGTGTCGATCTCGGTGAGCGGGATCGGCGCATCGTCGCCGTCGGTCGCACTGACCAGCAGTGCGACGGAGACGCCGGACGGCAACAGGAGATAATCCCGCTGCAACTGCGCGTCCCACAGCATCATCTCGCGTCCGAACGTCCGGGATGTCGCCGCCGGCGCGGCAAACGTCTTGCGCGTTATCTGCTCAATAATCGCAGTTGCGCGCACAAGCAGATCGGTTAGCAGCGCATCGTCTGCGGTCGACGTGACGCCGAGATACGTCTTGAGTTGCGCCGGCGTTGCGTACATCGCTTACCTCACAACACGCGCGTCCAGTCGGTCGGCAGCGTCGCGGGAACGTCACGCGCCGGGAACGCCGAAATCTCAATCGCAATCGGCGCTGTACCCGTTCCGGCGATGCGTACAAACATATGCGATGCGTGCGTTTTCGCTGCGTATGCCTCCGCGCCGGTTACGAAAATCTCGTAGGTGCGGTTAGACGCCAGCGATGCGATTGTCTTATCCGTCAACTGCGCCGAGTTGTTTGTGTTGTTTGTGTCGTTGACGTGCACTTGCAACGACGCGGAACCGGTCACCGTCCCGGTGTGTGCAACGATACGCACCGCCTGCGCGTTTGCGATACTGATAACCGACGTGTCCGTTCCGGAAGCCGCTGCGTTGAAGTAGCGCAGCAGCGGCTGGATGGTCTCCTGAACAAGCATTGTATGTCCCTCCTCTCGTGCGCCGTCACAACACCTGCATCTCTTTTATTTATACAGCGTGTTGTGACAGCGCCCGTTTTCTGATCAGCCGTTGTCCTCAACCGCCGTCACAACACCGCATCTTCTTTTATCTATATGCAGTGTTGTGACAGTCCGCCTCACCCAAACGTAGTACTCCCCCGCGCCCGCCGGTGTCATCAGCAGCGTCACAACACGCGATCTTCTTTTATTTCTATAGCGTGTTGTGACGCCCTTGCTTACTACTGCCCGGCTGCGATCTCGACGAACGGGCTGACGGTGTTCGTACCCGCGCCGTCGGCGAGGATCAGCGGCGCGTTGACGAGCGGCGCGCCGTCGATCCGCACGCCGAACAACCAGACCGACTGACGCTTCAAAAATCGCACGTGTTCACTGAACGCAACGCTGAACCCCGCGCGCTCGACGAAAGCGTAGTACGACAGATCGGCGAGGATGAGCGATCCCGCGCCGGTCACCGCCGGCAGGTGCTCGCTGTACGCAATCGGAATACCGGCAAGCGTATCGCCGTACACGAGCGACTGTCCGTTGACGGTATAGAGCAGCGTTTCCGCAAGCCGCGTCGCCATCAGCCGCGCCCTCCAGAACGGATGGGCGATCCAGACGGCGGTTGCGCTGCCGGGCAGCAGGCGCTGGATCATATCGAGGATGGTGGTGGTGTCCCGCTCAACCTGCGTGCCTGTGGTGGAGCGGGCGACGCTGATCGCCGCCGGATGTCCGACGATCCCGCGCGGCTGTCCGACGCCGGTGCCGCGCAGCATCACGCGCGCTTTCAGCACCGCGTACGCGCGCCCGAACAGCGTAACGAGCGTGTCTTCCAACGCCTGCGGCGCGTCGGTGATGAGTTCGGTCGCTGCCGCAACGTAGGCGTCCGCCGCGTGCGGGCGGAAGATGCGCTGCTCGAAGCGCGGTTCGCTTTCCGCAACGTCTGCGCTCTGCTCACGCCAGACCAGCCGCACCCCGCCCACCAGCGCGCTGCTTTCAACGTTCGGCGCTTGGTCTTGCTCCAGCACCGGCAGCGCCAGTTCCGCAGCGTTCGTGCGCAGCATCAACGGACCGCGACCGGCGGCGACGAGTTGATCAAACAGCATCGGCGCGCCGACGGCGCGGATGCGTTCCTCGAACTGGGTGGGCACCAGAAACCCGCCGCCCGCGCCGGTGGTTTCGTCCAGCGCTTTGCTGCTCTTGTAGACCGCGCGCAGACGCTGAACGTCGTTGGTTGCAACGCACTTCAAGAAGTCGCCGAACGATACGCCTTCGCCTTCCGCAGTGGTTGCGGTTGTCGCCACGCCGACGCTCTGCGCCTTCACCGCCGCCGCCACCTCGTCACGCAGCCGCGCAGCGATCTCGGCAGCGAGTTCCGACTGGTTCATTACGATTTCCGTCATCTTCTCCTTCTCCTCCTTCACTTGATGACTAACCGATAGACGTTTCGTAGCATTGTGCGCGGCTCTGCGGGCGTCGGCGTAATACTGGCGTCCAAGCCCAAGAGCCAGCGTTTGATGTGGAGCGCTTTCCCGACCGGCTGGCGCACCACGAGATGCGCCGCCGTGCCGCTCGACCAGCCCAACTCGTCCGCAATCTGGGCGAGGTAGCGGTATTTCGCGTCGAGCAGCCCGCGAATGATCACCCCCTCATCGGTCATCTCCAGCGCGCCGTAGCCAATCGGTTCCTCTATCAAGATAACCCCCGACGCGGTTTTGACGGGCTGCGCGTGGTTGAGCCAGATCGGAGTTTCGCGCAGTCGCCCGAAGTCGGTTTCCCGCGTAAAGAACTCGTTTTCGAGATCGGTTGCGTCGGGACTGCCGAACACCACGAGCAGCCCTTCAACATCACCGCTCTCGATTGCTTTCAACGCCGCGCCGGGCGCGGTCTGCCACTCCATCTCCTCACCTCCCCTTCAGCACCGCGATTGCTTCCTTCTTCGCCTCTTCCGCCGCATCGCGCACCGACGCCCAGCGCCCGCGATGGACGCGCGCTTGCGGCATTCCGTAGACGTACCGCGCGTACGATGCGGTGTTCTCGACGATCCGCGACGTTTTCGACAGTTTCTTGATCCTCAACTTCTGCCGCAAGTTCCCCGTTCGCCGGTAGCGCGATCCGGCGGGCGGCGGCGGATAGATTTGCATCATACCGTGCGCAGCGGTCGCGCCCGCATCGAGCGCGGCTTCGATCCGCACCTCACGCGGCAGCAGTTTGCGCAATGCGTTATCCAGATCGACAGCAACACTAACCCGCATCGATCCGCTCCAGTCTGACGCCGCACCGACAGCGCGGGTGCGCGGGCGGTCCGGAACGCCCGCCCCACTCGTCCTCACGCTTATTATGGAGCGCGCCGCATATCGGGCAGACGCGCTCATCATTCGCAGTCTCCCAAATCATCACGTACTCCAGATTATGCTCGGCGCGCATCCCGTCGCGGTACGCCCGCACGCCCGCCGTCGCCGCCTCGGTCGCGGCGGTGATGGCGACGGTCTCGGCGCGCTTTGCCCCGACGACCGGTTCGATCATCTGGATGAGTTCGGCGCGATCCGCGCCCGGCATCCTTCGCCACGCCGCTACCGCGCGGGCGATGTAGTCGCGCGTGTACGGATAGAGCAATTCTTCCACCTGGCGGCGCGTCGCTTCTTCCGCCCAATCCGCCAGCAGCGCGTCAACGTTGACCGCAACGCCGACCTCGGCGCGCATTTCGTCCGCGAACAGACGTGCAATTGTTTCGATGTTGCGGCGCATTGCGGGATAGAGCGTCTCGTTGAACATCTGCGCCGTAATCTCATCTGCGCCGTCGAGCATCACCTGACGCAACTGTTGAAACGCGCGCTTGAGATCGCGGTAGAGTTGCACCTCGTGCGGCATCAGCCCCGGTTCGGCGTCGTCTTTCTTCAGCGATTTCGCTGCATCCTCCTCCGGTTCCTCACCTGCCGCGCCGTTGACGCCCGCAAGTCGCAGCGCCGTTCTCGTATCGAGACCGGCAGCAACTGCTTCCCGCGCAATCGCCAGCCGGTTGCGCAGACGCAGCAGTTCTTGGTCTGCCGCGTCCTCAACGAACTGCGGCAGATCGAGACGTGCGCGGGCTTCGTTCAGTGTGAGCACCGGCTGTCCGGTGAGGCGCTGGATCGCCTCTGCCTTCTCCAACTCCGAACTCTGCACTGCATCAATGCGCGCTTCGCTACAACGCAAAACTTGATTGTACGCAGTAAAGTGCGGTTGCAGCATCGCCGCAATTTCGCGCGTGCGGGGGAGGATCGTCAGTAGAATAAACGTCTGATAATCACGCTGAGCGGTGGCGTAGTTGCTGGCGTTCGAGAACACCAGCGACATCGGCACTTGAAAGGCGGTGAGCATCAGTTCCGCCGCGCGCTGGAGCAGTTCGGGCTGGATCGCGTCTGACAGCGTATCCCCCAGCGTGACGGTTTTGATCTCGCTTGACAGCGCGAGGTGCCGGAACGCATTGCGGATGCCGCTGACGAGTTGGCGCAGCCACTGCTCAAAGCGCGACCGCTCGGCGTCCGTCGGGCGCTGGGCGAACATCCACACCGTCGGGCGCACCGCGCCGCGCTCGAAGTACGCGGTCTGGTAGCGCTCGGCAGCCAGCAGTGCGCGGGCTTGCGTCAGCGCGGTCGTCACCAATCCAACCCCCGGCTCAGCCTCGCTGCGAACCGACGGTTCCCAGAGGTGCAGCAGTTCGGTTTCCGGCTCAAGCCGCACTTCTGTATTGTTCGCGCGGCGGACAAACCCGACCAATCCGCGTTTCGGATCGGTGACGGGGGTGATCGTTTTGGGGTGCAACCGACGCAATCCCAACGGGGCGGCGGGATCACGCAGCAGATACGCTGCGCCGTACAGACACAGATCGATCTCAATTCCGCGAATGAGCGCCGCCAGTCGCTCTGCGTCGAATGCGACCAGCGTACCGCGCCGGGTGGTAATTTCCCACGGCAGCGACGCGAGAGCGTTCGCCCGCAACGTCACCGCCGTCCGCACCACCGCGACGCGCTCATACGCCGTCTCCACATCGACCGCATCGCCGTCGCCGGTAAACACGCCCGTCCACGCGGACGGAAGGAAATCCTCCAGATTGAGCGCCTTGATGTCGTAGCGCTCGGTCGGCGACAACACGAGTTGTGCAGTCGTTCTAGACATCAAACAGCACCTCTGCGCTTCGCGACGCGCCCCACACCGCGAGCGCGAGCGCAATTACTCCGTCGTCGTGACACCCCTCCGGCGCGCTGTAGCGTGCGCGACCGGACGCGCCGATCTCGACGCTGAACATCTCCAACTCGCCGAGCAGCCAGTCCAGCGCGGGCAGCGTAATCGTTCGCTGCTCCA